TGGTGATGTGGTTGACTTCACTGGTGATACTACAACATACTCACCAGAACTTGCATCTACATTTACTAACCTATTCACTACCATCTTTGGTAGACGATTGGGAACAACAACAGATGGAACATCACTCAGAAGTAATCCAAATGAAGGAAGTTCAGAACATCTCTCTTCTGGTGTTAGGGAAGTTACTCTTACATCTGCTGTTAGTGTTCGGTTCGCTGTTGCGAATACAACAACACAAGTCATGGGCCCAACCCTAGACTTGTTACCTAAGTATGCATTTGCAGTTCCGCCTTTGGAAACCTCTGAAAGAATCCCTCATTATCCAGGCATATATAGAACTGCAAGAAGTAATGATAATGATGCTGCATACTTTACTATAGATCAATTTGGACAGTATCGTATCAATGAAGTATCGGTTCGTTCAGACTATCGTTCAGATGAAGACTTCTCTGATACAAACGCTACATTTGATGATTCTATTTCTGAGAATCTTAGATTTGATTCTACGAATATCATTATTCCAGAATCAGCATATACAACAAAGATCAATGTCCCGCCACCAGGCGAGATTGTTGTTACAAAGGGTGCATTGATAAATGCATTTGATAATACATTTGTATCCTTTGATGCATCCAGACAGACTTTTGATGAGGAAGGTGTTCCTCTAGAAACTTCTGGTTCAATATACGCTTCATACGATGAAGATGCAGTTTCTTTTGATGAAACTGGTAACACATATGATGAAGGTGCGTCAAATCAATCGTTTGATACTTTAGCACTTTCCTTTGATGAAAACTCAACTACCTTTGACGAAACTGTATAAATAAAGGTATAATAACTTAATAGGGGAAACCAAAAATGGCATATCAATCAATCGGGCGTGGAACTTCTGCGAATGATGGCACAGGTGACGATCTTCGCACTGGTGCGGGCAAAGTCAACGCCAACTTCGTAGAACTCTATACCCTCTTGGGTGACGGTTCTACCCTTAGTGCTGATCCTGTAGTTACAGAAGCAGCAACTCAAACACTAACAAACAAATCACTCACCTCTCCAACAATTACTGGAACTGGAGCAATCGCTGGAACATTTACTGGTAATATCACAGGTGATGTAACTGGTAATGTTACTGGTGATTTAACTGGTGATGTGACAGGTAATGTTACTGGCGATTTAACTGGTAATGTTACAGGAAATATCACAGGAAATATTACTGGCGATGTAACTGGTAATGTCACTGGCGATTTAACTGGTGATGTGACAGGTAATGTAACTGGTAATGTCACCGGCGATTTAACTGGTGATGTGACAGGTAATGTAACTGGTAATGTTGACGGTATCGTTGGTGGAACAACTCCTGCCGCTGGTTCATTTACAACAGTAAGTCTAAGTGATGCACTTCAACTTGCTGTATTTGCAGACGGAACTGCAAGGGATGCTGCAATTACTTCTCCTGCCGCTGGTATGTTATGTTTCGTATCAGACAACGGTTCTGCTGTTGCAAAGGCACAAGTATATGACGGTAGTGTATGGGTAGACTTACACTAAGATTTAGGATAGAGAACTATGGCAATTGATAAAATTACAGCAACTGGAATTGCAGACGGAACAATTGATACAGCGGATATTGCTGACGGTTCAGTTGACTTAGTAAAACTATCTGCAACTGGAACTAAGGATGCAACCACATATCTTCGTGGAGACAATACATTCTCTGCATTATCTACCACACTTGCTGGACTAGATGATGTTACAGTAGATACAAGTGACCCCACATATAGCGAAAATATTGCTGGCGCTTCAGTTGGACACCTTTGGGTAAACTCTACTTCTGGTGAAGTATTTGTATTAACTGATGCAACAACAAACGCAAATGAATGGACAAACATTGGTGATGGAACTGGCAGCATTGCACCCCCATATACCATAGATTATCTTATGGTTGCCGGTGGAGCTTCTAGTGGCGCCACGGGTGGCGGCGGAGGCGGTGGATTGGTAGAATCCAATTTAACTGCTTCTGTTGGAACAGTGTTTACAATCACAGTTGGTGCTGGAGGGTCTGGCACAGGCGGTGGCGGTTCTTCTTCAAACGGTAATGATGGTGGTTCTTCCACATTAACATCTGTTGCAACTACTATCTTGGGTGGTGGCTACGGTGGTGGTGGTGACCGTGTTGGTGGCAATGGAGGTTCTGGTGGTGGTGCTGGTGCTGATGGTGCTGGTCAACAGGGTGGCTCTGGAACAGTTGGACAAGGCAATGACGGTGGTAACTCAACTGCGAATGGTGCTGGAACTGCATTTGCTGGTGGTGGCGGCGGAGGTGCTGGTGCCGCTGGTAGTAATGGTTCTAGTGGTTCTGTTGCTGGTGCCGGCGGTAATGGTGCAATCTCAACAATTATTACTGCTGCTAATGCAACGACTTATTCTGTTGGAGAAGTATCTGGTTCTGATGTATACTACGCTGCTGGTGGCGGCGGCGGTGCCTATATCCTAAACAGCGCTGGAACAAGAGCGCTTGGAGGAATAGGCGGCGGCGGTGACGGCGGAACAAATGGAATCGACTCTACTGCTGGAGTAGACAATACTGGTGGTGGTGCCGGTGGACAGGGTAATAATTCTTCTGGTGTTGGACAAGGAACTAGAAAAGATGGTGGTGATGGAGTTACTATTCTGAAGATGCCAGACGCAAGATTTTCTGGAACTTATACTGGTTCTTCTGTAGAATCGTTTGTTCAAGGTTCTGATAGAATTTTAATTTTCAAATCATCTGGAACATATACGGCGTAAGGAGAATATATAATGTCACATTTTGCAAAAGTAGTAAACGGTATTGTAACAAATGTTATTGTTGCAGACCAAGATTTTATTGATAATATGCTTGATACATCACCTGGCAGATGGATTGAAACATTCAAAGATAGAAGTCAAAGAAAAAATTATGCTGGTATAGGGTTTTCATACGACCTTGATAGAGATGCGTTTATCCCACCAAAACCATATGCGTCTTGGACACTGGATGAGGATACTTGTGATTGGGAGCCTCCAGTTGCACATCCTGGCGATGGGGCATATAATTGGAATGAAGAAACCCAGACTTGGGATGCTGTAGAAGCAGAATAAATAATATTATAGGAAAAAACAATGGCAGCGATTATTACTGAAAAATTCAGACAACATAATGCAGAACAGTTCTACGAGTCATTCTCTGAGGCTGCTGCATCAACATACTATTTGTTCATTGGTAAGAGTTCACCTTTTACCACATCAACATCTGGTGGCGATGACAACTCCCCCCCAACTCCAAAGGATATTGTAACTGTAGACTTTTACAAATGGGATTCAATGCTCGCTGCCAAATTGATCTCATCTGCTGATGTGTCTTATGTTATACCTCGCAGAGATTGGACAAACTCAACAACATACGATATGTATGAACATGATGTAAGTGCGTCAAATACCGCTACATCTGGAGCAACAAGTTTATATGATTCTACATTCTACTTTATGACTTCTGAATATAGAATCTACAAAGTGCTTGACAATAATAACGGAACAGCATATAGTGGTGTAGAACCTACATCCGAAACTACAGTTCCTTTTGAATTGGGTGGTTATACTTTGCAGTATATGTATAAACTAACCACTTCACAAATTCAGAAGTTCGTTACTAATGATTTTATTCCAGTAGTAACTGATGGTGCGGTATCTTCTGCTGCTGTAAATGGTGCAATTGATACTGTTCGTGTTACTGGTGGTTCTGGTTACTCAGACACAAATGGCGATGATGGTGCCGGTGGTGGTGCTGGAACAGGCCCATACTATTATGCTCCTATCACTGGAGATGGTTCTGGTGGTGTAGTAAAAATTAAAGTAGTGGGTGGTGCAATTGCAGCGCAAGGTTCTGCTGGAACAACTGTTCCTTCTGGAACTGCTGGAACAAACTACACATTCGCAAATGTAGATTTGTCTGATGTGTATGCTGACTCTGGACTAACCGTATCTGTAAACATCGGTTCTGGAACTGGTGGTGCAGTTCAACCAATCATTTCACCAAAGGGTGGACATGGGTTTGATGCTGTATCAGAACTAGGTGGGCATTATGTGATGATGAACACCAAACTAGAACAGGCAGAAGGTGATGATGTCACAGTCGCAAACGACTTTAGAGAAGTTGGTATCGTAAAAGACCCATACAACTATGGAACGACTACTGTTTCTACTGCATCGACTCGTAGACAATCCTTTGCAGTTCTAATGTCATCTGCCCCAACAGTTGCTTATGAGATTGACGAAAAGATTACACAGTCAACAACTGGTGCTGTAGGTAGAGTTGTTGAATGGGATTCGACAAACAATATCCTATATTACCAACAGGAACAGTGGACGAATTATGGTTTGGATGCTGATGGTTATGTTACTGCATTTAGTGGTGCAAACACAATCACTGGTTCAAACTCTGGTGCTGCTACAGTTCCTTCTTCTAATGCAAGTGATAATGTAACTCTTGCTGGTGGAACAGTTCTTACATTTACTAGTGGATATGCAAATCCAGAACTAGAACCAAATAGTGGTTCTATTCTATATGTAGAAAACAGACGCCCAATTTCTCGTGCATCTGACCAAACTGAAGACATCAAAATCGTAGTGGAATTTTAAGACATGGAAAAAACTAATCTGAATGTAGCGCCATACTATGATGACTTTGCTGAAGACAAAGACTTTCATAGGGTTCTCTTTCGTCCTGGCTTTGCTGTTCAGGCAAGAGAACTAACACAACTTCAGAGTATTCTACAAAACCAAATTGAAAAGCATGGACGCCATGTTTTCAAAGAAGGCACAGTGGTTATCCCTGGCGCTGTTGGTTTTACAAATGAATACTATGCTGTTAAGTTAAAGTCAACACTTTCGTCATCTGATATTAGTGGACAGATTCAAGATTATGTTGGTAAGAGAATTACTGGAACAACCTCTGGTGTTGTTGCAGAAGTTATTCAGGCAGTTGCTGCAACCACAGATGATCCTATCACACTTTATGTTAAGTATGTTAAAACTGGTTCTGATAATGTTACGACAACATTTTCAGACGGTGAGAGAATCTCTGCAAACGGAACAGTAGGTTCTTTTGGTTCGGGTGTTGATTCTGCTGAGTTACTCACAACTGATGCAACTGCAACTGGTTCTTCTGCAAACATTGAAGAGGGTGTTTACTTTGTTCGTGGACACTTTGTTCGGGTTGCACAACAAAGATTGGTTCTAGACAAGTATACCAACTCACCATCTTATCGTATTGGTTTGTCAATTACTGAAGCACTGGAAACGCCAGAAGAAGATGGTTCACTTTTAGATAACGCACAAGGAACATCTAATGTAAACGCAAAGGGCGCTCATCGTCTAAAGTTTACTTTGACTCTTGCGAAACTTTCTCTTAACTCTACGGATGACGAAAACTTTGTAGAACTCATTAGAGTTAATCAAGGTGTTCTTCAAGAGAAGGCAAGAAATACAGAATACTCAGTTCTAGGAGAAACATTTGCTCGTAGAACTTATGATGAATCTGGTGACTACACGGTTCGTGACTTCCAGTTAGATATTCGTGAATCTGCAAACGATGGTTTGAATAACGGTATCTTTTCTATAGGTGCAACGACTGACGATGGTAATATTGCTAGTAATGAGTTTCTTACTATGCAAGTATCGCCAGGCAAGGCATATGTTCGTGGTTATGAAATCGAAACAATTGGCCCAAAATATTTGGACATTCCTAAACCTAGAACTTTCCAAAACTTTAATGCTGCTGTTACTCCAGTTGAAGTTGGTAACTATGTGGTTGTTAATAATGTGCATGGTTCTCCAGAAATCTCTCCTTTTATCTCTGGTGAGATTGATGAACCATATCGTGAAATTGCATTGTATGACCAACAGACTTCTTCTCGTGGAACTGCCAGTGGTAATAAGATAGGTTTTGCTCGTGCAAGAGCGTTTGAACATTTTGAGAATAACACTGGAACAGGTGTAGACCTTCTTGCAGATTCAACAAACACAGATACAAAATTTAAGTTATATCTTTTTGACATTCGTATGTTCACAGAACTTACAATGTCTGGCACGCCCTCTGCATTAACAACTGGTGCAAAAGTTACTGGTGTTCAGTCTGGTGCATATGGTTATGTTGCATCTGCTTCAACTGGAACAAAGATTGTTGTAACTTCTGTTGTTGGTTCTTTCTATGATGGTGAGAGTCTCTTCTCTACATCTTCCACTGAAACAGATGAAATCATTGAAGATTCTGGCAATACTGATTTGACAATTTCATCAATCACTTCAAATGATTTTAGTTCTGTAAAACAAGTATACATGAATGACCCAGATGTTGGTGATCCAGACTTCAGTGCTGATATTGATTTGGATAACGATGTTACTCTTGCTGGTCTAGTTTCATGGTCAACTGGAACAACCGTTGATGGTTTCCAAACAGACTTTACTGTTCAATTGAAGATTGGGGATATTATTGCTCTACCAACTGGTGCTGGCGGTGCATTGGAAGAAAGAAGGGTAACTGCTGTAAACAGTTCAACTGAAATTGATGTTGATGTTGCGTTTACTAATGCGGTTACTTCTGTTACTGCAACAAGAAAAAGAGCACAACTTAAAGACCAAAATAAAAACATTCTTCTTCGTAAGTTACAAAAGAATGCTATCAAAACTCTTAAAACAGAAACCAATAATGGTATCTCTGATACTCAAGTAACTATCCGCCGTTCGTTTGCAGACACATCTAGTGCTGCTGGACAGGTGACATTTACTGCTGGTTCAAATGAAACATTCAATTCGGTTGATAATGAAGATTATGTATTGTCTGTTATCACTGCTGGTTCTGGTGGTTCTGCTCTCGCTGGTGACATCGTAAACCTTAACAGTTCTAATGTTACTGTTAGTGGTGCTGGAACTGGAACTGTTTCCATAACATCTGCATCTATATTAGGTAATGGTGCAGAGGTTCGTTTGATTACTACTGTAACAAGAACTGTTGTAAACGAAAAATCAAAAACTAGAAATCGTATGCATCAAGTGTTGGTGGATAACGATGGTATTGCTGGTGGAGCACAATATGGAACTTCTGCTCACCACAAAGAGATTTCTTTGGGTGTTGCAGACATTCACAAATTATATGCAATCTACGAATCTGTAGATGATTCTACCGATCCTGTTCTACCTCAATGGTCAGTAACAGGTGCCACTGGTGTATTTACTAAAGGTGAATTGATAACTGGTGGGACATCTGGTGCGATTGCAAGAATTATTAACCCACAAACACCAATCACATTTATTCCAGTAAATAATCTAACATTCAGTATGGGAGAAACAATTACTGGTGCAGAGAGTGGTGAGTCTGCTACTCTAGATGTATTTACTGCTGGTGATACAAACATTACCAATAACTTTACACTAGATACTGGACAAAGAGATAACTACTACGATCACGGTAGACTTGTTCGTAAACCAGGCACTGTTGCTCCTAGTGGCAAACTTCTAATTGTCTTTGATTATTTCGATCATGGAACTGGAGACTTCTTTACTGTAGACTCTTATAGTCAGATTGATTACTCAGAGATTCCAACCTACACTGCTACTCGTGTTGATCCAGAGGTTTCAGAACCAACTGGTGAATACGACTTGCGTGATGCAGTTGACTTTAGACCTCGTATTGCAGATGCATATAGTTCGTCTGCTGCAACTTTACAAAATCAGAGTGTATATAAAGTTACTGATTTTACCTTTAACTTTGAGAACCGTTCCTTTGCTGGAAGTGGTTCTTCTACATCAAATATTCCTAAAGACAATTCTAACTTTGTATATGATTTCGATTTCTATGTTGCTAGAATTGATATGTTGTTCTTAACATCTGCTGGGGAATTTAGAATTATTAGTGGCGCTCCTGCTGAAGAACCTGTCCCGCCTAAGGGATTGGATAATGCAATGAAACTTGCTCAGATTGAGTTGCGTCCATATATTATTGATCTTACTGATGCAACATTCAACAAGTTTAATAATCGTAGATATACAATGCGTGACATTGGTAAGTTGGAAACACGCATTAACAATATGGAATACTATACTGCGCTTAACCTTTTGGAAAAGGATGCACAGTCTCTAGAAATTCAAGATGCAAATGGACTGAATAGATTTAAGTCTGGTTTTGTGGTTGATAACTTTGCTGGTCATGCAACTGGTGATGTTAGACACCCAGACTATAGAAACTCTATTGACATGACTGCAAAGGAACTTCGCCCACAATACTACATGAAGGGCGTTTCTCTTATTGAAGAAAACACTACGGATGCAGAAAGAAGTGTAGATCAGTATCAAAAAACTGGTGATATTCTTTCTCTTCCATACGAACATACAATTGCGGTTGAACAACCATATGCATCTCGTGTTGAGAATCTAAACCCTGTTCTTTCTTTCTCATGGGCGGGTATCTGTAAACTAACTCCATCTGGTGATGAGTGGTTTGAGGTGAACAGACTTCCAGATATTATTATCAACAGAGAAGGAAACTTTGATACCGTTATGGCACAAAACCGTAACGCTCTAGGAACAGTATGGAACGCATGGCAAACTCAGTGGAGTGGAACAACTACAACAAGCACTCTACCTCTTTGGTGGACTGCATCTATTCGTGCATCGAATGGACGCCCTGCTATTGTTAGAAGAACTTTAACTCAAGAACAAGGAACTCAGACAAGAACTGGTGTTCAGACTTCTGTGGTTGCACAGATTGATACAGAATCTTTGGGTGAAAGACTTTTATCACAGGCACTTATTCCATTCATTCGTGCAAGGAATGTTACCTTTAGTGTAACTGGTATGAAACCTCTTACTAGAGTATATCCATTCTTTGATAAGAATAATGTTAGTGCTTATGTAACTCCAGACGGTGGTTCGTTGGGTGGAAACCTTGTGACATCTGCTGCTGGAAAAATTTCTGGTGTATTCTCTATACCAGATCCAAACAATAATAGTAATCCTCGTTTCAGAACTGGTGATAGAGTTTTTAGACTTACATCAGATGCTCAAAACGGTGAAGAGAATGTAGAGACATTCGCACAGGCAACATATTCTGCAACTGGTATCTTGAATACAATTCAAGAAACAATTATTGCTACTCGTAATGCAAGAGTAGAAGTTAGAAATGTATCTGACACACGGGCAACCACAAGAACTATTTCTCAAAGAAATGATGTTGTTGGTTGGTGGGATCCGCTTGCACAGTCATTCATGCCTCAGGCAACTGGTGGGGAATATCTCACTAAGGTAGATGTTTTCTTTGCACAAAAAGATGATGACTTGCCTGTTACACTACAGATTCGTGAAATGCAGAACGGCTATCCAACTACTAAGGTTCTTCCTTTTGCATCTAAAACTTTGCCTCCATATTTTGATGGAACAGTTTCAATGACTGCTGGTTCTACTACGGTAACTGGTTCTGGAACTACATTTACTGTAGATTATAAAGTTGGTGATGAGATTCAGATTGAAGGCGCCTATGTTAGTGGTGGCACTCATTGTGTGGAAATTGTGTCAATTGACAGTGATACATCTATGACAGTTAGTGATACAGCATTTACAACGGTATCAGGCGCTAAGTATGGACTTCCAACAAATGATAGTTTGGGAAGGCCTGAAGGTTCTGTGCCAACAACATTCCATTTTGACGAACCAGTATATGTGAAGGATGGTGTAGAATATTGTATCGTCCTCTTTACAGATTCAAACAAATATCTTACATGGATTTCTCGTATGGGAGAAACTGATGTTGGTGGCAATCGTATGATTTCAGAACAACCATACTTGGGTGTTCTGTTTAAGTCACAGAACAATACCACTTGGACTGCATATGATTTTGAAGATTTGAAGTTTACATTGTATCGTGCAAAATTTGATACATCAAAAACTGGTATTATCACATTAACAAACGATGAACTTCCAGTTGCTAAATTGGAATCCAATCCTATTAGAACTGTGAGTGGCGATAGTAAGGTTAGAGTGTTCCATAGAAATCACAATATGCACTCATCTTCTAACAATGTTATCATTACAAATGTTAAGTCTGGAATTGATTCTTCTCTTAATGGTGCAATTCTTGCTGCAGATACAACACTCTCATTGACAAGTTCAACTGGTTGGCCAACTTCTGGAACTGTATACTTGAAGATAAACAATGAGGTGATGTCTGGAACTATCTCTGGAACTTCTGTAACTGCAATAAGTCGTGGTGTAGAAGGTTCTGCTGTTGATCATGCAGATGGTTCTGAAGTTCTTCTCTACCAGATTAACGGTATTCCTTTGACAGAAGTTAATAAGACACACACTACAATCGGTGATATTAGAGTTGACTCGTATACAATTTCAACATCTACTTCTGCTACATCTTCTGGTGTAAGTGGTGGTGTTGAGGCAACTGCAACAGAAAATGCTCAGATGGATGTGTTGCAAACTCTTGTTCCAACAATCGAACATCCAAACACATTACTTACTTCAAAAACATTATCAACATCTGGAACTTCTGTATCTGGTAATCAGACATCGTTTACAAAACAGTCTATATCTACTGCGGATTCAATTCCTTTGGATGACAACTATTACTTTAGTGCTCCAAGAATTATTTGTTCTAGAATTAACGAAACGAATGAGTTATCTGGTGCGAAATCATTTGAACTTAGATTTACAATGACTTCTAATGTTGATAACCTTTCACCATTGATCGATTTGGATAGAAAGACTATCGTTGCGGTTGCAAACAGACTTGATAATATTGATAGTGCTTCTGATGTATATCCTCAATCTGACTATGTTGCTCCAACAGAACCAGATGGAGATTCAAACGAGGCAATCTACATGACTCGTAAGGTTCAGTTGAAGACTCCTGCTACTGCAATCAAACTATTGTTTGATGCGGTGAGATTTGACAGTGCAGAAATTCAGGCAATGTTTAAGATTCTTCGTTCTGATGATGCGAGTGACTTTGATGAAATCGGTTGGCAGTATTTTAATACTGATGGTTCTCCAGATACAAATGTAAACTCTTCAGTAAACAATCAAGACTTTATTGAAAGAGAATACACAGTGGAAGGACTAGAGGAGTTCATTGCCTTTGCGGTTAAGATTCGTATGCAAGGAACTAACTCTTCTGAACCGCCTCGTATTAAAGACCTTCGTGCAATTGCATTGGCGACATAAGATGACAGAGTTTATTCAAGTAGAAGACAATCCTAATCTTGCAAGAGATACTAACTCTCGTGCTATTGTTAATACAAACATGGAAGCATACAAGGCCGCAGTTGCTCGTTCTCGTGCTGCACAAAAGCAAAGAGATGAGTTGAGAGATGCGGTAAGGGATATAAATAACTTAAAGTGTGAGATGCATGAAATTAAAAATCTTTTACTAGAAATGATGGATAAGAAATAATGGCAGACCGTAACGCACCAGCAAGTTTTACCTTTGAAGAATGGAGAGTTGAGTTCAATCAACTGGCAACAGATGTCGGTGATATTGCAAACCTTCCTTCTACTGTTAATGGTAACGCTGTAACAGATGTTATTGAAGCAATTGCAGAACTAGAAGGTGCTTTGAGTTCTGTAATGTTTCCTACAGTTATCGACTTTGATGATTCTACTGGTGTTGCCAGTGAAAGAATCAAATTTGGTGATGATGACGATTTGCAAATATACCACGATGGTTCGGACAGTTATGTTAATCATAACGGAACTGGTGATCTTCTTATCTCTGGAAATAATGATGTTGATGTAACTGCAACCACAGATATTGGAATCACTGGTGGTGGTAATGTTCTTGTTAATGGTGTAACTGGAGTAGATGTCCAGTATAACGGAACAACAAGATTTTCAGCAACAAATACAGGACTTGGCGTAAACGGTGATATTATAGATTCATCTGGTGGTATGACAGGTTCACTAACATTCCCTCAGATTGGGGGAGCGATTGCAACGGAAGGGTTCGGTATTGCTCTTGCGGTTGCACTTGGATAACTAACATAAATACTATAAAAGGGAAGAATTAGAATGGCAAACAATTTTAAGAACGCATTTGCAAACAGTGTTTCCACTTCAAGTGGTTCACCTACAGATGTGTATACTGCGAATAATGGTTCTGCCGTTAACTCAATTCTTATTGAACTAGATGTGGCAAACACAGGAACTTCTGCTGTTCAGGCAAGTGTTCTTGTTTATGATAGTTCTTCAACAAACACATACCACATCGTTAAGGACGCTCCAGTGCCAGTTGGTTCGGCATTGAAAGTTGTCTCAGGTCAAAAGATTGTTTTGAACGGTGACGATAAAATTCAAGTATATGCTTCTGCGGCAACAGTAGATGTAGTGGCATCAATTCTAGAAGATGTAACATAAGGGGTAAGTGATGTCTGAATCATATATTGGTGTAAACAGTCCAAACAGAGTTTCTGCTGCATTTCAGAAAGAGGATTTCCTCGGCTCAGATTTGAGCACGATTACTGTAGGTTCGGCTTCATACACATATGCGTATGAGTTGGATACAGATGTCGATGGTGCTAATGCAGAGAATCTATATGTGGTTTTGGACAATGTGGTTCAAGAGCCAGACAGTGCCTTTGTTATTCGTGAGAACTCTTCTTCCCAACCAAGAATTATACAGTTTCAAGGAACTGTTGCTTCAACGGCAGTCATCTATGTAGTTCACAGAGGTATCGGTTCATTTACAATGAAACCGCCTACTGGTTCAGTTGGTGCAGATCAACTTGCTGCGAACCTCAAGTCATTTACTACAGATACATTTACTGGTGACGGTTCGACTGCTACATTTACTCTATCAGAGACACCAACCTATTCAAGTTCTGTAATGGTTTTTGTTGATGGCATTCTACAGAAAGAAACAACAAACTATACAATCTCTGGTTCGACACTATCCTTTGGTGGAACTGCTCCGTCAGCAAGTTCAGAGATTGAAGCGAAACATATGGGTCTTCGTGGTGTTATGCGTAGAGGCCCAGACTATCAATATGACGCATTTACTGGTGATGGTTCTACCGTTGCGTTCACTTTAAGTAATACTGGTGTTCCAACTAACAGTGCATTTGTTTTCTATAATGGTATTTGTTTGAAACCAACTGATGACTATTCAATCAGTGGGAACACAATGACCATTACATTTGCACCAGTTAGTGCATCAGAAATAATGGTAAGGTATCAAATCTAATGTCAAGTAAATCTAAAATTATTGCAGAAACTCAATTAGGTGGTCATTCCAATCAAACTGGTGCGATTGATATTCCAGTAGGAACAACTGCTCAAAGACCATCAAATCCATCTTCTGGTTATACCAGAATGAATTCTGATACTAATACGATGGAAATGTATAATGGTTCAACTTGGGTAACTGTTGGTGGGACATCTCTTAAAGTATATTCAGTAGATCCAACAACAATTGACGGTAGTTCTGGAACTTCATTGACTCTTATTGGAGAAGGTTTTGAATCTGGTGCTACAGTTCATTTTGTATCTGCCTCTAATGGTTCTCAGACTATTGCTAGTTCTGTAACTTATGTAAGTGCAACAGAACTTACAGTAACCACACCATCACTTGCAGTTGCTGGTGAGCCTTGGTCAATTAAAGTAACAAATCCAGACGGTATATCTGCGGCAATCGAATCTATTCTTGACGCTGGTGGTTCTCCTACTTGGACAACTGCCGCTGGACAGGTTGGTTCTGATGCACTACAAAATTCAGCATTTAGTGCAACAGTCGCTGCAACTGATCCAGACGGACAAGCAATTACTTACTCTGAATCTGGAACAACAGTTCTAACTGGTTCTGGTTCAAATGAACTTGGGTTCACACTCAACTCTTCTACTGGTGCAATCAGTGGAACAATGCCTTCTTTGTCAAGCAACACAACATTCAATTTTACACTTGGTGCGAGTGATGGCATTAACTCAACAACAAGAAACTTTAATATCGTAGGTTTAGCTGCACATCCAGACTATTATATCTTCAGAGGTGATGGAGAGGGTGGAACAGGCACATCAGATACTTCAGTATGGAATCAATCGTGGACATCCTATTCTTGGCATCATAACTCAAACGGTTCATCGAATGCAAACTCTACAAGAGTTATGTCTGATTTGAATGGTAGTGCCGCAACAGGTTATGGTATTACACAAGCGATTAGAACAACAGGCACAGTTACATTCCCATCAACCCACAATAGAATACAGATTAAGTGTGCTAGTAGAACTGACACGCCATACTTGATTTTATCATCTACTCCTTTCAGTGCGGCAAGTTATGATTATGATAGTGGTGCAACATATCCTGGCACTGGTTGGACAGGTGCTATTGGTATTAACTCTAATGATTTTGTTGCTACTTTACCAGCGTCTGTGATAGGTGGAACTTGGTATCTAGGTCTTGTTTGTTATGGTGGACAATACGCAAATGTGTATATTGAGGCAACAGTAATAAGAACATATTATCAGGCATAATAAATAGTAATGGAAAACAAAGGTAGACAATAATGGCATATATTGGAGCACAACCGACATACGGTGTATTTGACAGACAGGTTTTGACAGGTGATGGTTCAACCACAACCTTCAATCTTGACCATATGGCTGTGCCAACTTCACTGTTGGTTGTATTGGATGGTGTTGTTCAAGAACCAGAATATTCGTATTCGACTTCATTAAGTTCTGGACAACCAAAGATTACATTCTCAGAAGCACCAGATGCGGCTGGTAGAGCATCTATTGTCTATTTGGGTAATGAAGTTCTCACTGCGACATCTGCTAACTCTAACACACATATTGATGAGTTCAACGGAGATGGTTCTACAACTGCATTTACGATGACAAGAACCCCAGCAGCAAACACTGCTGAAAACTATGCTGTCTTTGTTGATAATGTATGGCAGAGATATGGTTCTTCATATGCATATACTGCTACTGGTGATGTAATTACATTTACATCTGCACCACCGGCAGGAACAAACAACATTCAAGTGATTCAATTGAATGGGGTAAACACACTAAATACTGTTGCAAATGGTTCAATTTCTCGTGTCAAATTAGACTTTGACCCAGAAGATGATGCAACGGCACTTGCAATTGCTTTAGGATAATATAGGAAAATAAAATGGCGAACACTTTCAAAAATGCGGCTCTTGCTAATGTAAATGATAGTGCATATGACACTCTTTACACTGCACCGGCTTCAACACAGGTAGTTGTTCTTGGACTTGCCATCGCTAACAAAACGACAAGTGCGGTGACAGTCAAGGTTCAGTTCGGTGACACATCGGCATCAACTACACACCAATTACTAGAAGATGTAAGTATCCCAGCGAATACTACATTGGAAACACTCGCTGGACAGAAATACATTCTAGAGGCAACAGATACGCTTAAAGTCCAGGCGGGAACTGCTTCTGCATTGGATGTTGTTTTGGGAATTATGGAAAAATCATAAGGGTAATATAGAATGCCGTTCATAGGAAAAAATCCAACCGCTGGTTTCTCAACAATCGTCAAAGACGATTTGACAGCAGACGGTTCAACCACAGCGTTTACTCTTAGTAAACAAGTTGCATCTGCAAACGACATTGCAGTGTTCGTAGGTAATGTTCGCCAAGAACCTACTGACGCTTATTCTGTTTCGGGAACAACTCTGACAATGACTGCGGCTCCTGCTAGTGGTATCAACTTCTATGTTCTGCACATTGCTGGAACTCTAGAGAGTTCAGTTATTCCTGCTGACAATACTATTTCTACTGCAAAATTACAAAATGATTCGGTTACTGGCGCAAAGATTGAAGACAATCCAACAATTTCTGGAAACCTTACTACTAGTGTTGCTTCTGGACAGAATAAAATTCTTGCAACAAATAGTGGCACAACAAGTTCAGATACAGCAATCTTTCAAGGAAGCGCTGGTTCTTATTATAATCAAATGTTTATGTATGGAAGTGGAGAGTCCTATTTCCAAACCAATGGAAATAGTTTAACTTTCGGAACAACTTCTAATAGCCCAGTTTACATAAAAACAAATAATACCAATAGAATGATAATTGATGAAGATGGGGTTATTTCAGTGCCAAACCAACCTGTCGCTTATAGGACTGGTGCAACTTCGGGTAATAATTGGATAACTCTGACCGCCAGCACCCATACTATTTTTGATAATTGGTATCAAACATCAAATTTGATAGGAACTGGTATAGCAGATAATGGTAGATTTACCGCCACTGTTGCTGGAACCTATCTTGTATCTGGAGAATGGTATACTACAGACAGCACTTCATCAGGCACTTATGGGTATGGGTATTTTTATAAGAATGGCAGTGCTTATGGTGGCGGTAGTAAGATTATGAATTATGGTGGTCATACAAACGATCAAGCATATCAATCTGTTGTTCCGATCGAATTGGCAGTAAACGATTATGTTCAAATCGGAGCATATGCCGCATCTGCAAATTGGCAAGTATATGGGCCAAATACTAGGATGTGGGTATACTTTTTGGGTTAATAGGAGAAAATAATGCCTGATATTACAGTATCTTTAACAGATACAGAAAATAAATCTATGGAGTATGTTGCGAAATCTGTTCAAGATTGGGCAGACAATGCTCTTAAAAATCGTGCTAGAGTTGCTAAAGAAGAAATTATTGCAAAACTAGTAAAACACTGTAATGCAAATGATATTGCAATTGCAACTGGTGAGGATGCACAAGTTACACAAGCATTTGATTTGGGTGTTGTTACAGTAGCAACGGATAATATTCCCACCCCACCATCAGAATAAATAAAAGAGATTAACAGGAAAGAAAACGCATGGCACTCAGTAAAATTCAATCAGAATCCATAAATCTCGCAGATGATTTTGCGTTTACTGGAACACATACTCACTCATCTGGCCATCCTGCTTTCTTTGGAACACTTAATAGTGAAATTTCTAATATAATTGGAAATGCTACTACTGTTGATATTAGTAGTGGATATGCTCATACAGAACATTACGATACTGCAAATGGTTTTAATGCATCAACTGGTTTATGGACTGCTCCCACAACTGGTAAATATCTTTTATGGATGAAGATTAGATTTAATGAGGCCAGTGGTATTACTGCAAACTCTGGTGTTCTTTATATTACAACATCAAATCGTGATTATCAAAGATTATTCAATCCAGTTAATATGTCAAATGTGGGTGTAAATGCAGATTATACAATGATGGTAGTTGCAGATATGGATGCAAATGACACTGCAAGATATAAAGTATTTGCAAACGGTGCTGGTTCAGACAAAATTGATATTTCACCAGACCATACTATGTTTGGTGGATGGTTGTTAGGATAATTATGGGGCGAAAAAACCCATCTTAAAGGAGATAAAAAGTGGCAATTACAATTACAATAAACATAAACGATACAGATGAAAAAGTATTACTGAATGATATTGCAGATATTGATGCATGGGCTCAAGAAGCAATTACAGGTAAGGTTAATAATTGTTGGAAAAGAATGAAAAATGATTGGACAACTAAATTGATGGATGACGAATCTTTCACTGACCCCATTCCATCTAATAAAGCAGATTTCGTAACTCTAGTTACTGCAAGAGATGATTATCAGAACAGAAGTGAACGAGATGCTGCTGATGCAGCTGCAAGAGATGTTTCTGCACCATAATAAATATAGTGAATAGAGGAAAGTAAATAATGCCATTCATAGGACAACAACCGATTACAGGTGCTTATCACAAGTTGGATTCTATCACAACTTCGGCAACTGCTACCTATAACTTGCAGTTGAATGGTGGTGCGTATTACCCAACTAGTGCTAATCACTTGCTGGTTTCACTCAATGGTGTTATGCAGGCTCCACAAGACTCATTCACAGTCAGTGGTTCACAGATTACATTCGCATCAGCACTCACAAGTTCAGATAGTATTGACTTCATCATGGCACTTGGTGATGTGTTGGATATTGGTGTTCCAAGTGATGGAGCAGTAAACACAAGTCAACTTGCAAACTCAGCGGTTACTGATGCAAAGATTGCTTCTGGTATCAGTTCATCAAAACTTACTGGTGCATTACCAGCGATTGATGGTTCTGCATTGACAGGTATTGCATTTGCTGCTGGTGATGTTTATGTGGCAGCGCAACAATCTGGAGATCAAACAATAACTAGGGCAGCAGATGTGCAACTAACAAATCTTATAGCAAATGAAATTGATTCGGATAATGCTTGGGATGGAAGTTCTTTTACAGTTCCTAGTGGTAAGGGTGGAATATATCTTGCATTTATTCAAGCAGCTGCTTATTTTGGAAATATTGGTGTTGACGGTGAATATGCAGATTGTCGTTGGAGAAAGAACGGTGTTGCGACAGGGGTTAATACTAGAGGGATTTCTATGGCCTCTGGGCATAGAGCTCTAAATGAATTTGCAGTTCAAAATCTTAATCTCCTAGAGTTGTCTGCTGGAGATGTATTAACAGCATATGTGAATTTCGCAGATGATAATGGTGGAACTGCTATCACCAATTCATCCAACACACATATTTGGATATTAAGGATAACATAATGGCAAGTTTAATTTCAAAAATTGAAGAATATATTGGTAGACAACTAAATTATGCTAGTCGTGAAGTTGTGGTTGTTATTGATTCTAATGGCGAAAGAATTGAAGAATGGAATATTGAAGGACATGATGAACCAACTTTAGAACAATTGGATGCACTAGAAGTAGATGCTAACTCTAGAGAAGATGGTTATAAATTAAATGCACTTCGCACAGAAAGAAATGCCAAACTCACAGAAACAGATTGGGTTATCACCATGCACAAAGAGTTGGGAACAAACATTCCTGCTGCATGGAAAACATACAGACAGGCACTCAGAGATATTACAGATACCTACACATCATTGGATGATGTTGTTTGGCCGGAGAAACCATAATGGCATTGATTAGAATTAACAATCGTTCCTCAGAAGATACTGCAATTCACGGTAGACGGAATCTGGTTATCAATGGCGCTATGCAAGTGGCACAGAGAGGCACTAGTTCTAGTTTTGCCCATGATGGCACAAGGTCTGGATATACTGTAGACAGATTTGAAAGTGGTATTAGACACACGACAGATGAGTATGAACATACAATAGAACAGGTTTCAGATGCTCCTTCTGGGTTTTCTTATTCTTTGAAATGGACAACGACTCAGGAAGAGACTACAGTAGGCGCAGATGAATACTATTATATACGGCAGGCAATAGAAGCACAAAACCTTCAACACTTATGTTTTGGTTCTTCTGCAGCAAAACAACTTACACTTTCGTTTTGGGTAAAGTCATCTATAACCGGCACTTATGGTATCTTGTTTTTTACACAAGATCCTACTAGAGGTCGTAACGCTACCTACACAATAGATAGTGCAGATACTTGGGAATATAAGACTATAACTATAGAGGGCGATACAACTGGTGCTATTGCAAACGATAACGGCCAAGGACTTGACATTTATTGGGGGATTGCATCAGGGTCGGATTTTAACTCTATCAATTTGACAAGTTGGGACGCCTATACCTCCGCCAGTTTTTTAGGAGGGCACGCACAAAATGGAGTTGCCACTACCGCTAGTGCAACATGGCAAATCACAGGCGTTCAATTAGAAGTAGGCGACACTGCCACTCCATTCGAGCACCGCTCATACGGAGAGGAGCTTGCGCTCTGTCAGAGGTATTGCCAATTCTTCCCACAAGACGGAACTCTTGTGAGAAACATATGGGCTAAAGGAGATGCATCAGGTTCTGGCGCTGTAACTTCTGCTATATGTTTTATTGGATTACAGGGCCCAACTATGCGAACTGACACGCCAACGCTAGTCGGTTCTGATTATACACAAACAAATATTCGAGCTGAGAGTGGCGGCACAATTACAACCTTGACCGCTACTCCCACTTGTTTGTCATGGAGCAAACAACTATGGAATTGTTCTTTCGGTTCTGCTGATGTTACTGATGGAACACAAATTAGATTTTATGGTTCTACTGATGATAAAATCGGTTTAGATGCGGAGTTATAAAAAATGAATGAAATGAATATTACTGATGCAAAGTATCTATATCACACCAATGATGAAGAAACTATTAAGGTTGCAATTTCAGCAACCATTGATGGTGAGAATATAACTGTTGCTGTTAATGCGAGGGGTAACAGGCATTACAATGAAATCATGCGCCAAGTAGAAGCAGGCACACTAACCATTGCAGAAGCAGAATAAATAAAGAGAAACACAGGAAACGATAGATGGCAATTTCTAAAATTATATTAAACAGCCAACACAAAGATAATGTTGAGTTTACTGGAACTGAAGCGGTTCGTATAACTCAAGGAACAACCGCAGAAAGAGCAAATGCTCAAGCTGGCGATCTTCGTTTCAATTCTACCACATCATTGATGGAGTATTATGATGGGGTTCGATGGAAGTCTATTGACTCACCACCAGTAATCAGTTCTGTATCTCCTCAATACTTTGGTGCTGCTGGGGAAACGATCACTATCACAGGCGGTAATTTTCAGTCTGGTGCAGAAGTATATTTAATTGGCCAAGATTCAACTGAATATAAAGCATCTGTTGTCACTGTAAATAGTTCAACATCTATAACATTTACCACTACATCTGCAATGAATACTGCTGGTGGGGCTAATGATTTATTTGGTGTTAAAGTTGTAAACACCACATCAAGTCTGACCGCAACTCTAACTGATGCCTTGGATTATGGTGCAGATGCTGTTTTCACAACATCTCAAGGTTCTATTGGTAACATTTATGATATTGATCGTGGTGATAAAACTTTTACTATTGGTGCAACTTCTATTGATTCAGACGATACAATTTCACTTGCAGTAACTAGTGGTTCGCTTCCTACTGGAATGTCTATGAACACTTCTGGTGTGATTAGTGGAACACCATCTCAAGAGACTGCTGGATCCAGTTCCACATATAATTTTACAGTTACAGCAACGGTGACTGGAGAAATAGAAACATTTACTTCTACTAGAAATTTTTCTATAACAGTCTTTGGACTAATTGCTACCACATATGATGTAACAGGTGATGATCGAGATGGTGCATTGAATGTATTCACAATCCCTGCTGGTTTAACAAAACTTCAAACAAAAATGTGGGGTGGCGGTGGCGGTTCATATTATGATGGATCAGGAAATAACGGACAAGGTGGTTCTGCTGGATTCACTGATACTACATTTAATGTTTTAAGTGGAGAGGCATATTATACAATCATTACTGCCGGTGGCGGTGGGGCTAATGCTCGTGCCGGATATGGCGGCGGTGGTGGCGGCGTCAATGGTGGTTCTGCTGGTGGTGGAGCTTCCATGATTTTATCTGGCAATATTTCTACTCCATTTCTTCAACAAGATAGTTATGGCATAGGCAACCTCAACTCTGAACCCAGTTCGACCACAAGTTCATTAAGTCCTGTTACTGGTGTAATCGCTGTTGCCGGTGGTGGTGGCGGTGGCGGTTGGTATGTTATCAACAATCAACACGGCGGTAACGGTGGTGGACTTACTGGTGGTGCTGGTTCTGGATATTGGGGAACTGGAACAACTCCAGGCGGCACACAAACCGCTGGTGGGTCTGGAAAACCATATTCACAAGGTGGGTCGTATCTACTTGGTGGTAATGTTACCG